GCCGTTGTTGTAGACGGTGCCGACGACGTACCGCACCGGCGAGGCGAACTTGCTCTTGATGCCGTCCCAGATCCGGCCCAAGCTGTCCCGGAGGGACGTGAACGCGGTCCGCATCCCCGACTTGAACGAGTCGACCTTGCTGCGGATCGTCGAGAAGATCGACGTCACCTTGTCGCGGGCGCCGTTCCACAGGTTGCTCCACGTGCTGGAGATCGACGTCCGCAGGTTGCTCACACTGTCCCGGAGCGACTTCCACGCCCCGGAGACCGCACCCCGTAGCCCGGACCAGAAGGAGTTCCACCGGTCTCGTACCGAAGCCCACAGGTCCCGCCAGGTCTTGACGACCCAGTCCTTCAATGCGGTGAAGATCTTTTTTGTGTTCGTCCACAGCGACGTGAACCACCGCGTGATGTCCCGCACCAAGTCCGGGATGATGGAGTGCCCGACGAGGGTGTCATACAGCCACTCGAACTTGTCGACAATCCAGCCGACGACCTCGCTGACCTTGTTCGCGAACGTCGTCAGCCAGCCCACGACCGTCGTGATCGCAGGCACCAAGATGTTGAACGCGCCCGCCAAGACGCCGGACATCATGCCCGCCAGGCCCACGATCAGCGGAAGCATCGGCTCGATCACCGACATCGCCAGGTTGATCAGCGCGGCCGCCATCTGCCCCAGTACCGGGATCAGCGGCGCGAACGCCGCATACAGCGGCACGAGCATCGGCGCCAACTGGCCGATGAGACTCCCGAACGTCCCCACGGCCGGGATGAGCGCGGCGATGACCGGCTTCAGCCCGGTGACGAGCGCGCCGACGAGCAGCGTCACGATGTCCCCGACAACCGGCAGCACCGGCGCCAGCGCGGACACGACCACCGCAAGAAGTTCACCGATCGGCTTCAGCAGCGGCATGATCGCCTGCACGACGTCGATGAGGACGTCACCAAGTTCCTCGACCACCGGCAGCAGCGCATCCATGATCGGCATGAGCGCTTCGCCCAGCGCCTCCGCGAGGGAGGCCAGGACCGGGCCCAGCTTCTGCGCCAGCTCAGTGACGACCGGCGCGAGCGCCTCCAGCAGCGGCAGGGCTGCCTGAAGTACCGCGCCCAGCGTGCCCGCGAACAGCTTCGCGATCTCGTTGACCGCCCGAAAGATCGTCGCGAGCGCCTGCTGCACCTCCGGCATCGCCGTGATCCGCCGCAGCTCCGCAAACACCTCGCCCAACGTGCCCAGCGCATCCCCGCCGCCCTCCCCGGCGGCCTTCATGATGTTCCCGAGCGTCCCGAAGATGTCCCCGAGCAGCTGCCCGAACTGCTTCGCGACGTCGATGCCGCGGTTGATGGACTCTTCCAACTTGCCCGACGCAAGCCCATCGGAGATCTTCTTCGAGATCCGGTCCCCGGCGTCCCCCGCCGCCTTCGTCAGCCGCCCGAAGGCGGGTGACGCTGCGATGGACAGCTCGGTCAGGCCCTTCAAGAACTGGGCGGGCACCCGGTTGAGGTTCGCGAACCCTGCGTTCAGGCCGTCGAACATCTGCCGCAGCCTGCCAGTCTTCGACAACTCGATGACCGCGCTGGCCGCGTTCTTCCCCATCGCGTTCAGGTTGTCCGCCATCCCCACGAGGCCGGCCGTCAGCGGCGGCACGACAGCGGTGGTGAGGTTGGTGAACGTGGTCCCGAGGCCGCGGAACAGGGCGTCCTGTACGTCGAGCTTGAGGCCGCGCCAGGCGGCGCCCTGGGAGATGACGGCGTTGACGAACTCACGGGCGTTCGGGCTGAGCCTCGCCATCGCGTCGGCGAGCTTGTTGACCGCGGTGGCGCCAGACGTCTGCGCGTCAGCAACCGCGCGGGCTGCGTCGGCGACAGCCATCTGCGCGTCCCTGATGTCGCGGGCCCCGTCCACCGCCGCCTTACGCGCAGCCTCACGAGCGTCGGCGACCTCGCGTTCAGCGCGGGCGACACGCTGCACCCCGTCCTGCTGCGTGCGGGCCGCCTCCACAACCGCATCACGTACGGCACGGGTCCGGTCCAGGACCGCCCGGTCGGCGTCCGCTACGCCTTCCTTGGCGCGCTGAACCTTCTCCGAGCCCTCCACCCCGGCCTTGTTCGCGGCCGCGGTTTCCTCTTCGAGACGCTTCGTCTCGGTCCGCTGCTCGTCCAGGTTCTGCAACGCGCGGTCGTAGGCGAGCTGCGCCTTGTCGATGTCCTCCTGCGACGCCTTCGTCCCCTTCGCCTTGACCGCCGCCAGCTCCTGCTCGGCGTCCTGGAGGTCGAGGACGGCCTGGCGCTCGTCGAGCTTGGCGCCGGCCAAATTGTTGTTGAGGTCTTCGAGTTCCTCGGCGGCGTCCTTGCGGGCCTGGGTGAGGTCCTCCTGCGCCTGCCGTGCGTCTTTCTGCGCGTCGGCGAGGTCGCGTTCGGCGTCGGCGATCTGACGGGCCGCGCGCCGGTTGGCGTCGGCGACGTCCTGGATCGTGGACTTCAGGTTGAGCTGGGCGTCCTTGATCTGCCGGGCCGCCTGCACCCTGGCTTCGGCCGCCCGGACTTCGGCGTCCTTCACACCCTGCTGCGCCTTGGCGAGGGAGCGTTGCGCGTTCTCCACCTGCCGGATCGACGACGTGGCGGCGCCCGCGCTCGCGGTGGCCGGCGCGAACGCGGCCTTGAACGCGTCACCGATACCGGCTGTGCCGACCTTGACCGCGGCGAACGCGGTCGCGAGCGACAGGATCGCCGGCGCAGCGACCGCGGCGGCGGGACCCATGGCGGCGATGGACTGGCCGAGGGAGGCCACGGTGGGCAGTGCGCCGATGGCGGCGGAGGCGAGCATGACGAGCCGGGAGGAGAGGAGGCCGACTCCTCCGGCGCCACTGGAGGCGTTGCTGCCAAGTCCTGCGAGTCCGGCGAGGCTGCCGATCATGCGGGCGCGGACGTTGACGTTCCGGTCGCGGGTGAGGAAGTTCAGAGCGGTGTGCGCGGCGGCGGTGTCGGCGCGGGCCTGCACGGTCATGGTGCGGCGTCGGGTGAGGTTGGCGATGCTGTCGGCGGCGACCCTTGTGTCGACGTCGATGCCGATGCGTACCTGGCGGCGGGCGGTGAGGTTGCGGATCTCGTCGGCGGCGACGCGGGTGTCGGCGGACGCGCGGATGATGACGGTCCGGTCGGCGGTCAGCTTGTCGAGCTTGGCGACGACACGGTCATAAGCCGCCTGATTCAACTCCGTCAGGATCTCGATCGTGTCCGGGAGTGCGGTCAGTCCAGCGAGCGCGGTCCCATCGAAGTCCACGTCGACGCGGACGGTGCGCGAGCGGGTGAGGAGATCGATTTCTTCAGCTGCAACGCGAGTGTCAGCGTCCGCACCGATCCGTGTAGTCCGCTTCTGGGTAAGGTTCTTCAGCTCATCGGCGGCAACGCGAGTGTCGGCGTTGGCCAAGAACTTGACCTTGCGGTCCTTGGCCAACTTGTCGAGCTTGGCGACGGCGTCCGCATCGTCAATGTCAACGCCCACCTTGACGGTGTGCTTCTTCGCCTTGAGGCGGTCCATCGCCTGGTCGTAGCCAGACTCGTCGGCGGTTACTTCCACGTAACCTTCGGCGATCCTAAAGCTCCCGGCCATCAGGAACCGCCTCCGGAGAGGTAGTTGACCGCCCTAAAGAACAAGGCGACGTCCTCTTTGAGCATGCCGATGGCGGCGTTGCAGTTCTGGCAGAGCAGCCCGCGCACTCGCCCGGTGCTGTGGCAATGGTCGACGCTGAGGCGCCGCTCGCGGGCGCAGGGCTGCTTGCAGATAGCGCAGCCGCCGCCCTGCTGTTCGAGCATGCGGTCGTACTCGCCGAGGGCCAGCCCGTACTTCCGATCCCTCATGCAGTCCAGGCACATGTGCTGAATCCCGCGCGCCTTGGTGCGGTTGAGGGCGAAGTCCCCAGTGGGTTTCTCGGTCTTGCACCGCCCACAGAACGCAGAGGCGGGGAGCGGCCTCACGTCGGCATGGTCAGCGTTACGGGCCCGCCACTCAGCGGCGTAGGTCAACGTGCACGTCTTGCACTCCGAGGCATAGGTCCGGTCGGCCTTGCGGTGCGGGCGCCGGTTGACCTTTGAGTAAAAGTCGGAGAGGCGCTTGACCTCGCTGCACCGGGTGCACTGCTTGGTGGTCACCCTGCCCCGCCTCCCATGCTCACCAGTCCGGGGAACTGCATCCGGAACGTCGTCAGCGAGACCTCTCGGGCGTCGCTGTCCGCGCCCTCGGGCGCGGGGGTACTGCTGGTGCGGGTTGGGGTCGAGCTTGTCGGCTGCTGCTCTTCGCGTTCGGCTTCAGCGCGGGCCGCCATCACGCCCGAGTAGGCGGTCAGCCGGTGCGCCAGGGCGAAGTAGCGGCGGGCGTCAATCTCGTCGCGTTCGAGGTCGATGTGGTAGATCGCAAGGAAGTCGGCGTCGATGTCGTCCTGGTGGTCGAGGACCCAGATGATCTGTCCGGTCCGCTCTGCGATCGCCTCCAGCCACGGCAGGGCGGTGATCGCCCCGTGGAGCGGGGTCAGCCACTCTGGGCTTTTCCCTTCCCGCCCTCCTGCCTGCCGAGGGCCTGACCGACGATGATGTCCACGATCGATTCGAGTTGCTCGTCGGTCAGGGCCTTGGACTTCTCCAGCGCCTCGTAGGCGTCCTCGCCGAGCACCCGGATCAGCAGGGGCGCGGTGGCAAGTTCATGGCCGCGCTCGCCTGCCTGCCGCAGGTACTGGAGGGCGACACCCTTCGGGATGCGCTTGGGGATCGTGTACTCGTCGTCGCCGATATAGAAGAGCGGGACCCGCTCCTCAACGACCTCGTCGTCGGCAGCGATCCGGACGGGCTCGAAGTCGACGTCGGGGTTGAGAGTTTTGGCCGCGTTCCGCTTGGCGGCGGCAGACTGGCGGGTGCGTGCGGTGGTGGATGCCATGGGTGGTTCTCCTCGTACGGGCAGGGGCTAGGGGCTGGTCAGTTCTGGTCGACGATGTGGAAGGGGGTGATCACCGAGCTGACGTAGTGCCCCGTGAACTTGACGGGGATCAGCGTCTGCTTGTCCTTCGTGTACGCCAGTTCCGTCGAGTCGGTGTTGAGCATCCGGCGGCCGATGATGCGACGCGTGCCGCCGGGGCCGTAACCGTCCATGATCACGGCGAAGTAGTTCGGCTGCGTCGCACTCGACGTAACGTTCGGATCGAAGCTCTTGTAGCCCGACCCGGACGCTGCCGTGCCGCCGTTGAGGGAGATCGACAGGTTCTCCAGCGTCGCCTCCGCGAGGGAGGTCTCGATGGTGAAGTCCTGCTTCGTGAGGCGGCTGCCGACGCGGAGGGTGATCTGGTCGACCTCCAGCTCCGAGTAGGTCTGGTCGACGCTGAGCTTCACGCCGTCCTGCGTACCGCCCAGATCCGTCCACGAGGACGCGGGCGGGGCCGCGTTGACGGCCGTGTCAGCGGGCTCGGTCGCACCGAATGCCCCCTTGTAGAGGGTTGCGGGGCCCTGGATCAGGTTGGTCGTGGTCACCGACATAGGTCAGCTCTCCTTGCTTCCGGCCGTGCCGGCGATGGTCTTCTTCTCGGGAGGGGCAGGGGCCGCCGTGGCGGGTGCGGGAGTCTCCGGGGTGTCGTCGATGAGGAGGCCCTGCCGCTTGAGGTCGAGGTAGTCGGCGTCGGTGACCTCGATCTCCCGGTCGGGCTGCATGGTGGTCCGGACGGTGGGCATCAGGGGTAGTCCTCCCGACAGAGTGGAAAGCGGTGGTGGCTGAACTGCGGGTGGAAGCGCAGTTCGATGGTCTGCTCGGGCGGAATGGAGCGCGGGCAGTCGACGATGCGGATGTCGCCGGTGAGAAGGAACTCCAACTCGTCTCGACTGTTGTGGACGATGACGCGCCCGTTCCAACTGAGGAGCTGGCCATGCGGCTTGCGTTCCTGGACGGCGTAGCAGCTCACGAGGGGACCTCCGTCCAGGCGATGACGAGCCCGGGGATCGAGTAGCGGGCGTACGACGAGGCGTCGTCATGGATCCGTCGGGACTCGCCGACCGTGTACGCGGACAGAACCCGCGCGGCCGGATACCCGGCGGGCAGGGTGACGGTCTGCGGGATCGCCGTGTGGTCGTAACAGGCGGCCTGGATCGCCTCTGCGAGCACGGCGGCCTTGTTCCACGGCGGCTTCTGGCTGTCTGGGTTGAAGGCCCAGCAGTCCACGCCCATCGCCGGATCCCGCAGCGGCACGTACAGGTTCGGGGTGCCGCCGGCCGTGACGAGGGTGCAGAACCCGGACGCCGCCCACGAGGTGTTGTCCTTGGGCAGGGTCGTGGCGACGCGGTCGCCGACGACGGTCTTGAGCCAGGCGGTGGCGACGAGTTCTGGGGTGGCCCGCAGTTGGAGGCTCACGGCGTCCTCCGCTGGAACAGAGCGGGACGCAAGTACGGCATGGGCGGAGTGCCGGGGTGGTTCACGCGGGCCACGGGGTGGTCAGCGCCAGGCCAGTACAAGGCCTTCTTGTTGCGGGGCACGATCACGTGCGGGGCGGTGCCGAGTTCGACGTCCGTCGAGTAGTTGCAGTCGAGGGAGCCGACGCGCAGCACCTTGTCGTGGCACTCGGAGCGGAGGGAGTCGTGCAGGCGGCCGGTGCGCTTGTGGACGTAGTCGCGGGCGTCTCCGAGGATGGCGACGCCGATGACGTCTCCCATCCAGTCGTTGATCGCCGCGTCGACATGCGTACGCGCCGACGGGTCGATCCGTACGCCGGATCGCGCCATAGTCGCCGCCTCCTCTCCGAAGGTGGTGTCGTGCTGGCCGGGCCCGGTCTCCCCGGGCGCTGGTGGCCGATGCTGTTGTCAGGTCGTGCGCCGCAGATCCAGCCGCAGATCAGCGGTCATCGCGGGGTTCGCCATCGACGACGGGGCGTCGACGATGTACACGGCCCCGGTGCGCTCATCACGCACCCGGTCCTGATCCCGGATATCCGTGCCAGCAGCCACACGGGCGACGGCGTAGCGGACGATGCGGGGGGTCGGGTTGTCGCGGGTGGTGACCCGCCGGGACTGCTCGGTCAGCGAGGCAGGGATGCCGGTGAGGACGGGGGCGTCGGTGTCCTGCTCGTCGCCGTACACGTCGGTGGTCGTGCCGCGCAGCACGGTCAGGAGGGTGGTGGCGATGGCCTGCATCAGTGGCCCCCGTTCCCGACCGGCGCCCAGTCCAGCTGGTCGTCAGCCGCGTCCGAGAGGACGTTCCCGACCGGGCCCGCACCCTCGACCGCCGAGCGGATGTGCACGGTCCGCGACCGCATCCACGACACCTTCCGCAAAGCGCGGGCTGCCATGGGTGCGAGGACCAGGCCGTCGCCCGTGAGCGTGGTCGACACCTGGTCCTGCTGGATCTGCGTGGCATCCAGCCGCGTCTCCAGACCGAACTGGCCCGCCGCCCACGCTGCCTGCCGGGCGACGGCCCGGCCCAGCCAGTAGAGATCCCGCGTCCGGATCCGCGCCGTGTCGGCGTAGACCCGGCTGGTGAAGATCTCGATGTCGTCCTGCGCCTGGGCAAGCTGCGCATCGGTCACCGACACCCCTGTGGTGTTCAGGACCTGCTGCGCGGTAGCCCAGGCGTCGACCATGTCAGGCCTCGGCCTTGCTGCTGCTGGTGTCGCCGCCGGCGTCTTCGATGACGTCGCGCGGGGTGGTCGTGTCCTCCGGGGAGTGGTCGATGGAGGACGGCACGGTCTCCACCGAGTAGGTGAGGGTCACGGACGCGCCGTCGGGGTGATCCTCGGCGCCGTCGAAGGTGGCCTCGCCGCGCGGGTGGAGGCCGCGCTGGATCGCCTCGTTGGCGACCGCCGCCCTGTTCGCCTCGTGCTGGTACTCCTCGCCCGTCCAGGTGTCGCCGAGGACGACGAACTCCTTGACGTGGCGCGTGCCCTCGGCGCCGTCCGGGGACCGCTTGTCGACCTCGACTTCCGGCGCGCCGGCCTTCGCGGGGAACTGCTTCTGCTGGAGCTGCTCCTCGCTCTCGGCTGGCTTGTCGGCCGTGGTCTTGCTGCTGGTGGTCTTCCTCGCTGCCATGGCTCACCTCCCTGTGTTCGGTGGTGTGCCGCCCGGAGCCGTCGGGCGGCACACCACAATCGGGGCGGTCAGCCGACGAGGATGGAGGCGCCGTTGGGGTGGCCGTAGGCGAAGCCGCGGCGGGCGCGCATCTTGAGGATCGACTCGTCGGTCAGGGCGGACAGGCCGTCGCGGCCGTCGATGAACACACTCTCGGGGCCGGAGCGGACGCCGAGGAGCAGCAGCTCGGGGTTGACGAACGCCATGATCGGCCGTCCGGTGGGCGCCGAGGTGGCGGTCGCGGACAGGCGTGCGCCGAGGGACCAGCGGACCGGGACACTGAAGATGGTGTCGGGGGTGCCGGACAGGCCTTCCATGAAGATCGGGCGGCTCTGGTCGTCGAGGACGCCTCGCAGGCTCTTGCGGAACGCCGGGTGGGCGATGGCGACCATGTTGCCGGGGTCGAAGTAGTCGCCGCCCTCGACGTCGCCGATGGCGGTGGAGAACTCGCCGTAGGTGGGGGCGCCGGAGCTGGCGGCGGTGGTGATGTTGTCGCCGCCGGTGTAGCTGAGGGTGGCGTCGGTGGTGTTCAGCAGCTGGTACAGCGACGTGAACGGGATGGTGGTGCCGTTCTCGGCGGCGGACACAGCGAGAGACGCGTTGTCGATCATCTTGGCGTAGGACCGGCCCCAGCCGATCATCTTCGCCTCGATGACGTCGGCGACCGAGTCGTCGATGTCCTCTTCCGCGATCCTCGCGGCCTTGCCGAACTTGCGGGCCGTCAGCAGGACTTCGTCGTTGAGACTGACGTCCTCACCGTAGGCGCCGCCCTTCGCGACGACGTCGACACCCATGCCAGCGGTGCGCGGGACGTGCTTGGTGTCGGAGCCCATGGTGATGCGGGCGGCGAGTGCCTCGACGGCGGACATCTGGTTGATGCCCTGAATGACCTTGGATGTCTCCCACTCTTCGGGGATCCATGCCTCAAGGGTGTTGCGCGCCATGATGGCCCTCCTGCGGGCGGCGTGATGGGGATACGAGTTGGGGCTCGGGCCCCATCACGGGCGCCTTCGCAAGCAAGGGCGGCGGCCTACTCCGATCACCGGAGCAATTCACCTGGTGATGAATATACCTGTTGGCGTCAAGCCTTTCCGAGGATCCGGTTCGCATGGATCTCCGCCGTACTCTTCGGCTTCTCCACCGCGGCAGGCCGGGGCGCGCCCGTCGGCCGGGCCTTCGGCTTCCGGGCTGGCGCCGAGAACAGCTCCGGATAGTCCCTGCGCAACTCATCGACCGCAGCGTCCAGACCCGACACCGACCCGTCGTCGTCGATGTCGAGGGCGTCCGTGTCGACCAGCTTCAACAGCCGCTTCAGGCGCGACTCGCCTTTCTCGCGGGCAGCCTGTGACTCCGGTTCCTTCTCATCGGAGAGGAACGCCAGCGCCCCAGCCTCAACGAGCGCGGACCTGGCCGCGGTCTGCACCAGCGGGGCGCGGTACTTCCGCTCACCTTCCTCGCGCGCCTCCCGCAGCGCCTTCTCGTGGTCGGACTCGTCGCCGCGCGCCTTGTCCTCCAGCTCCTTGTTGCGGAGCCGGTGCCGCTTGGCGTCGTCGTTGGCCTTCTTCAGCGCGGCCTGGGTGCGCGCCCATTCCGTCTTGGAAGGCGGCTCGTAGTCGTCGTCGCCGGGCTTCGGGTCGTCCTTCTTGGCGGGCGGCTTGGGCTTCGGCTTGTCGTCCGGCTCCGGCTCAGGGTCGGCCTCCGGCTCGGGCTCCGGGTCGTCATCGGGCTCGACTTCGATGTCGGGCTCGTCGTCGGTCTCGGCGGCGCCGGCGATGACGTGGATCGGCCGGCCGTCGGCGCGGTAGCCGAGGATGGTGCCGGGCGGCACGCTGATGCCGGGCAGCGGGTCGGTGGTGTCGGGGTGGATGCCCATGATGTTCTCCCATCGCGGGGGTGGTTGGCGGCGGCCCGTCGCGGGCGCCGGGGGTTTATGCGGCGGGGGCGAAGCGGCCCTCGCGTACAGCGGTTCGGGCGCGTGCCTCCACGGCGGGCAGCAGGCCGGGCTCGGCGCGCAGGAGTTCCCGGGCCGCGCGGATCCGGGCCGTGCGGGACTCCGATGGGCGGGCCCGGCCGTAGGCGATCGACCGGTGCGCCTCACGGCGCAGGGCGAGCGGGAACGGGATCCCGCTGGTGGTCCACGCGTCGTTCCATGGGACGGCCCGGCATCGGCAGTTCGCGTGCAGCGGCGGCCCTTCGACAGCGGCCACTGTGGTGCGGCGCTGCCGGGGGTCCCAGGACAGACCGCCCGGGAACGGCTCGTCGACGGCCACGACCCGGCCGGTGTAGGCCAGGCAGCGGACGCAAGCATCCGCCTCCGACACCCACAGCCGTTGCGGGGCCGTCGCGCGGGCGACCGCATCCCAGCCCTGCGAGACCGCGGTGTTGATGACCCACGCCACGTGAGCCCGGACTGCGGGCAGTGCGGCGCGGGCGGCGCCGAGGCCGGCCAGCAGATGCGACCAGCGGTTCACCCGATCCGGATGCAGCAAAAACAGGGCGCGGTCGCGGCGCTGCTCCACCAACTCACGGATACGCAGCGCCTCGTCCCGCAGCACCCGGGCGGCGCGCGGCACGGCAGGCGCGGGCAGGCTGTTTCCGGATGCGGCTCGTACGAACGCCGTCCCCTGCTCGACCCCCAGCGCCAACGCCCCGGCGAGGGCGCTCCACAGCGCGGTGGGGCCGCGGCCGGCGACCTCGCCGAGGAGACGTCGGACGGCGGAGCGGGCGGCGGCGATGATCCGGCGGAGTGTCTCGCCCGACAGCGCATCCTGGTCGGAGCTGCCGAATGCCTTCACCCAGGCTGCGAGGGTCCGCCGGATCAGGTCCTCGAACGCGCTGTCGCCGTCACCGATCACGCTGTCGGCGATCTGGTCTTCGATGTCGGTGACTTGGCTCGTGTGCTGGCCTTGGACGAGGCGGGCCAGGCGGTCGCTGCGATACGCCATCAGCCGCCCTCCTCCTGCGCGCCAGCGAGGACTTCGAGATCCGACAGGGCCCCGGCAAGAAGCGCCTTGGCCTGGTCGTCAGAGATGACGCCGAGGGTCGCGGCCGCGCCGAGCTTCTGCGCGGAGTCGGCCAGGCGCGCGAGGATCTCGACGCGGCGCTGAAGCTCGGCGTCGTCGACCTTGGCGAGCCACGCATCTACCTGCTCGGCCCGGTACCCGGCTTCCATCAGGGCCTGCCTGCGCGGGACCCCGGCGTCGATCTTCGCCTTGACGGTCTGCCAGCCCTGCGCGTCGGTGACGGACCGGGCGGGAACCCAGTCGACGGTGACGACCGGATCGGGGATGCCGAGGCGGCGCAGCGCGAACACGAACGCCGCGTGCGTCTCGGCCCCGTAGGCGGTCTGCCGGTCCTCGATCTTGCTGATGAACGGGGAGTCCTCCTCCTGGAAGGAGACACCAGACCGCTGGCTGGAGGACTGGGGGTCGAACATGCGCAGCGGGGTTTCCGTGATCTGCGCCATCGCCTTCACGTTGAAAGTGATCGGGTCAAGGAACACGTCCGGGTCCGCGGCGTCGAACTGGCCGACGGACTTGTAGCCGCGAAGCAGCCACATCTCGCCAGGGCCGGCCTTCAGGCTGCTGTCGTCGCCGGAGTCGCTGGGCCCCGCGCCCGCGTCGTTGGGTGGCCAGTCGTCGTCATCGAAGTCGCCGGGCTCCAGGTCGGAGGTGTCGGTGGTGGCGGTTTCGGTGAGTGCGTAGCGCTGGGGTGCGCCCTGGTAGTCGACCGTGCCCATGTGGGTGGCTTGGAGCTTGGTGATGGCGTTCTGCGGGCCGTAGGCGCCGAAGTGTTCCGGCACCCCGTAAGGGCGGTCGGTGCGGAAGTGGAAGACGGGCTGCTCACCCCAGTCGTGGTCGATCACCCACGACTCGGAGTCGTCGGGGTCGGCCGGCCAGGGCATCCAGTCGTTGGGCCTCTCGCCGGTGGAGCCCTTCGCGGTGGTCCACCGTTCGGTGCGGTCGTCGTAGTACAACTCGGCCCGCAGGTACGGCCCGTCGCACCACCGTTTGATCGTGAACTTTTTCCGCCGCGGGTTCTCCTCGTCGTAGATCACCCGCACGGTCTGCGGCGAGTTGTAGAACATCTCGACGCGGATGACGTTGCCCTTGGTGTCTTCGACGGGCAGCACCATGAGGTAGGCGTCGCCGTATTCTCCGGCCCGGCGGAACAGGTTCTTCATCTCCAGGTTGAGCTGGTTGTCCTGCCAAATCTTGGAGATGAGGGTGTTCGTCGTCTCGTCGGGGCTGGTGATCGAGGCGATCTTCAACCGGTTGGTGACGGCGTTGACGGGCGTCTTGGCGAAGTTCAGGTCGAAGTCGATGTTGTGGACGGCGAGCGCGCGGCGTAGGCGGGCGGAGGTGAAGACCTCGGGGACCTTGCCGTCGTAGTAGGTCTGCGCCTGGTTGTAGCCGGGGCGGGCGTCGTCCAGTTCGGCGATGCCGGACATGAGGTCGGCGCGGGGGTCGACGCTCGGCTCGTCTTCCAATGCGACCTCCTAGACGTGACCTTTGAATCGAAGGATAACGCCCCCATCGAATGCCGGTAGATGCGCAGCGAGTCGATTGCCGCAAACGAATCGCAGGCTAGACGTAGCTGGCTCGCCTCGCGCTCGGCGGCTCCTGCTTCTTCGCCGCCGGAATGAACCGCCGCACGGCGCTGCCCACCGCGTCGACCATGTCGTCGTTCGGGCCCTTCGGGAACGTGCACATCTGCTGCTCCAGCTCCGGCAACTTCCGCGCATGCAGCACCCGACCCCGCTGGTAGTGGTTCAACACGCCCTCGGCCCGCGCGAACTTCGGCTCCGACTGCGACACCGGCTTCACCTTCACCGGCATGTGATGCAGCACCGACAGCCACGTGTCGTGCCCCTGGTTCACCTCCAGCAAGATCAGCCCGATCTGCGGAAACTCGTCCAGGATCGCCAGCACCCGATCCCGCAGCAGCGGCCCCGGCGTCAGCTTCACCGCCCACGCCGCATGCACCGTGCACCGCTGCCGCTGCACCGACCACGACACCACCGCCAGCCCGGTGAAGTCACTGGACTTCTTCGCGGTGACCGCGGGATCGATGCTGAGCATCATGTGCGTCGCAGGGTCCGGGCCGTCCTCGCCCGGGTAGCGGAAGTCCTCCGGCGTCCACAGCGCCCCGTCCGCGGCAAGCGGATCGTTCGCCATGTTCTTCGCGTACGACCTCGTGTGCCGAGTCTCCGCCAGATAGGTCATCGGCCACTTCGCCGGCCACATCGACCGCTCGGTGCCGTCCGGGCGCTGCACGATCGGCAGGCTGTGGTGCGCCCGGATGCCCTCCTCCCGAACCCACTCCTCGGCCTGGACGCCCTTCGCGGCCCGGACCAGCTGGTGGATGATGCTGCCCGGCATGGTGACGGTCCCGCAGATCACGACGCGGGCGTACACGTTCAACGGGAAGATCGCATCGACCAGCGTGGTACGCCGCTTCCGCGCCAGCTCCGCCGAGTACGACGACTCGTCCGGCTCAATGTCGTCGCACAGCAGCAGGTCGGGCCGCTTCTCCTCCACCTTCATGCCGAGGCTGGAGCTGTCGATACCGCGGGCCGCGAACACGAATCCGGACTTGGCGACGTACATGTTCTGCGTGTCGGCGACGTTCGCGCCGGACGGCCGTTTCGCCGGGGAGCACAGGTCCGGGTAGTCGCGGCGCAGGAGCGCGTTGTTGTCGATCTCCCGCTTGAAGGTGGCCAGGTGGGTTTCGGCCTGGGTGGCGGACGCGGCGAACGCGGCAGCGAACCGGACGTGACCGTGGGCGGCAGCCCACATCGGCAGGAGCAGGAACCACCAGGTGCTCTTGCCGGTGTTCCGGGGCGCGATGTACGCGTCCCGCTCGGCGGCCGGCTCTGACGGGGGACGAACCCAGCGTCGGCCGGCGCGGCACCAGTCGAGATGAGCGTCCCCGAAGGAGATGCGGCCTGCGGTGTCCTTCAGGTGGTGGCGGAGATAGGTGAGAGCGAACAGCAGCGGGTCGAGGCGGGTGAGAGTGCGGCGCCCTTCGGGGTCGGCGAGGAGATCAGGGTTGAACTGGGCGAGGTACGCGTGGAGGTTGAACGTCTCGGCGTCCAGCCCGTCGAGGTAGCCGGCGGTTGCGACGGCCGCGGTCACGGTCAGGCCTCGCCGCCGGCGCCTTCGCGGAGTTCCTCCTCCTGCGCGGCAACGTGGGCCTTGGCTTCGCGGAGCATCTCCTGAAGTTCGAGGTCCTGCTGGGTGACTTCGGTGACGGTGGCGTCGACCTTGACGGGCATGTCGAGTCCGAAGAGTCGGCGCAGGCTCTCGTTGTTTTTGAGGCGCGCGTCTTCGATCTTCGCGAGGCGGTCGATGGCGGCGAGGACCGGGCCGTCGTCGAGGAGGGGTTCACCGTCGTCGAGCGTGATGATGCGGCCGTTGTTGACGGTGATGTGATGCCGTTCCAGCACCTTGTGGGCGGCGGCTTCCATGCGGTCGAGGCGGGCGTGAGCCGCTTCGAGGCGTTCGACGACGATGGCACGCCAGGCGTCGACTTTGGGGTCGACGCGGCGGGCTGCTTCGTCGCGGACGAGGTCGCGGGCGGTGCCGGCGGGGACGCGTTTGCCGCCGGTGGGGCCGTTGGGGTCTTGGGTGGCTTCTTCGATGGCGCGGAAGGAGAGGCCCCGGAGTTTGAGGTCGAAGACGAGTTCGGCGAGTTCGGCGCGTTCGGCGCGGTTGTTTTTGCGGTAGGGGGCTGGTCCTCCTGGTCCTCCGGCCATCCTTCACGCTCCTCGTCGTCCGTTGATTCGTCGGAACATGTCCGCTCTTACCTTCGAATCGTAGGGCATGGTGCGCAAAGCGGCCCCGACTGTCGAGTCGAGGCCGCAGACGTCACGAGAGATGGCGGCTACCCCTTGGCGGCGGCAGGCTTCCTGTGCGGCCAGTCGAGGAGGGCGACGTGGACGACCCCGGTGATCAGGTACGCCCACGTCGTGTAGCGGATGACCTCCCGCCAGAAGGTGCCCCACTGATGGACGTCGACTTCGGCGACCGCGCCCGCGATCGTGATGCCGCTCAGCGCCGTGTACACGGCGAGGGTGCGCCAGCCGACGACGTGCCGGCGCCAGGCGACGATGAATGGGACGAACGTCAACGCGGTGGCACTGACGGCTGGTACGGCGGCCCAGGCCCAGCGTTGCCAGGGGCGGGGGTACATGGGGCGTCTGGCGGATGACGGCACGGCAGCTCCCTGGTGTGTGCGGGTGCTCAGCGTGCCGTGCCCGGGGCGGCGCGCGTGGCCCCGTGACCGAATGGAGACTTAGGCGCCCTGTTGCTTGTCGCGCTGTTTGAGCAGGTGAAGCATCTTCCGCCGGGTGTCCAGGACGAGGAGCAGGACGGCGACAGAAACGATCAGACTCACGACGGCAAGGATCAT